CCCCGATGACCATTAACATAACTGCCCACGCGATTGTTTCAAGCATCTTGTTCTCCTATTTCTAAAAGTTTCTCTTGCAATCTACGAATGCGTTGGCGGTTGTAGTCAACAACGCTCATTGCATACTCAAGCGACTTCTCCGCTTGCATCTTGGATATAGTTGCCTCACGCATCTCTATATCAATGATTTCTTGTAGCGTCTTCGGTCGCAACATATCTTTGATGAAAGCAATAATTGTTTCTCGTTTAGTCATGTGTTTTTATCCTTTAAGGCTTGTTCAATGGCTCGGACAAAACTTCCAGTGTTATGTGTTGCTCGTATCAGTTCAGATATTTCCTCATCCGTCAACCCAACCCAAGGTTTCTTGTAGTCTTGGATGTCATCGTCTTCTTCAGTCATGCTTGCCCTCCAACTCTTTAACTCTGTTGGACAAGACACGCACCAACTCAGTTAGCACAGCGACCTCTGCCATTAGTTGCTCTCTTGATGGGTGTTGTGGCATACGCTCAAACACTTCGCGCTCTTCTTGGGATTCAAGTTCGATCTTCATCTTCATAACCACCCCCATATAAATACAGACACAACGCACAAGATTGTGGCGATGGCTGCCAAGATGGGCACATCGCTGTCCGCCTTGTAAGGACCCTCGATGGTCATGTATGTTTCTGTACGCTTTAGTGTGCGTGAGAACAGTTCTGTTGTCTGGTTGTTATCCATGATTAACCTCCAAATATTTTCTTGAGTAAGTCATACAACTCGCGTGCTTGCATGACCGATAGTTTGTCAACAACTCCCTGCGCTGTCCAGTTACGCGTAAGTACTATGGTTGAACGGGATGTGTCTACCTTTTCCTGCGGGGCAATAGCGGCAATGCCTGCGTCTTGCGAGGCTTCTCTACGCTTGACTACCTTGAGAGTGTGCTTGTCTTCTTTGAGCGCCTTTAACGCTGCTGCGGACTTCAAGGGTTGATACTCGTTGCCTATCGCCACCATGCGCTTGGTATACCCGTCCTTGACCACTTGCCCTTGCTTGGATAACTGAGCGCAGATGGAGTTAACTGAACTCTCCTTGAACCCGCGCTTCTCTAGTGCCTCGCACACCTCTGGTGTGGTCTTGTTGGGGTTGTTCTTGATGTAGTTGAAAGTCTCGCGTGTCACGTTATTCGTGGTTCTAAATAGCTGTTTGCCCATAGGCTTCTCCTGTTGTTGTGTAATTTGTTTCTTCTCGTCTTGTTCCCAGTTGTTTAGTGTCTGAGATAAGAACTGTCTGCGCCCGTCTTCAAGGGCAAGGTTTAGTGCCGTTTTAATGTCTGGCATCTGGTTTCTCCTTAGTTGTGTAGTCGTGAAATAACATGCCGTTGTCGGGGTTGCCGACAACAGTCTCTCGTCTCCAATACTTCTTGCCGAGTTTGCTTACTGACCAATGCCCTCTGCGCTGATGCAGTCGTGGGCTTGCGTGTGTTCCTCCTTTCGGGGCAGATGGCAAACCATGTCGCTTGCGCTCTAGCGTAACTGTGCGCCACTCATATAGCGCTGCTTTGCCTTTGCGTTTACGCTTCTCGTTGTTGCCTGCATTGGTAGGTCGGTAGTAGTCAAGTTCCTCCCCTTCCAACAAACCTTCGCTTGCACACGGGATGTACAGCGCTGCCATTTTTATCATGGGGATAACGGAATTTATTAGACTGTCCTTAATAACCTGTGGGAGTGATGGCAACATGCTGACTAACACCAGTGCATCGTTACTTTTGCCTTTCGGGTTGTGTTCTTCAGATGCAGGGGGCACATTGTTGAACTGTTCAGGCTTTGGTTGGAAATGAAGCGTTAACATTTTTATTGATTTGTAAACTATGTTTGCGTTCTTCGGCCCCTCACCGATACCTCCCCACATATGTATCTCGTACAACAAAGAGTCTCGACACTCAAATGTAAAAAGCGCATAGGATTTTTTACCAGCATCAAAGTTAATAACTACAGCCATGTTTTCGAAAGGGTGTTTAAGATCTTTCGTTCGCAACGGTGCCGCATAGTCCCCATGAGCCAACATCCTTTCTTCCATTTTTGTAAGCCTGTCTTGCGTAAAATTGCTCTTGTCAACAAACACCCATGTGTAATGGGCGGCATCGAACGGGCAGTCCTTTGCCATGAACGCGATTGCTTCATTCATATACTTCTCCTTGTGTTAAGCATATCTTGATTCTCACTTTCTGTCAAACACTAGACAAGTTAGTGGTTACTTCCCCGAAGTCCAAGTCCACGCCTATGAAATACAACGAGCGTCCATCTTTCAATTCAACATAGCAAAACGGATGATCGTCAGGATGCGCGGGGTCATCACCGTATGTCGCACCTTGCAGTTCTTCTGCGCCAATATAAACAACATCAACTTGCGTGTCGTAGTCTTTAAAAGATTTTGATGCGGGTACAGCCAAGCCTTCTTCGGCAAGGTCATCGCGCATTCGTATTGAGTTATCAATCATCTACTTCTCCTTCGTTGTTAAACATTACATACTCATCTGGGTCTCGCTCTCGGAGTTCTTCTAACTCTTGCAAGTATCGGTTGATCTCGATACGCAAATACTCAGGCAAGCTCTCGTACATAGCCTCGTGCTCGCCATCGTGCCATTGAAAAGCCAATAGGCATTTAGTTATTTTCATACTGTTTCCTCCTTGTATAAATTGATCGTTGGTCTGTCTTTAGTCTCGCCCTCGTATACATCGTCTATGTTTTCATAGACAACGACACACTCTTGCGTGATGCCTATCACGCGCCCATCCTCTAGGTGTAGCACATAGAAGTCGGGATACTCTTGCTCTATCTTGGTTATGAAACTCATACTTCTTCTCCTTTTTAAAAACTTGTGCCTTGACCTTTGCAGTCAGGGCAATACTGATATACAGGAACAATCCCGCCACTATCATCGATATCTAGTCCTTGGTCAGTCCAATATGCTTGGCAATCCTCGCACCCGTGTGTCTCGTTCCAGATAGACTCTGCTTCTTTTTCTACTTCTTCTAATGCTTTATCAAACCGCTTGCGAAATTCTGTTGGCTCTTCCTCTAATTGGTTGGCTTTAACTTCAATATCGTCTGTGCCATAGTCAACGCCCTCAACAATACTGCCGACAGTAAAAGACACAACTAACTCGCCTCGCTCATCCATGTTTTTCCATGTGCCTAACATAGATAAATCATCACCGCCTAAAGTTTTTTGTTCTATTTGCTCATGGTAATCATCAAAACAAGTGCCAGAAACCTTTGTGTATTCAAGGGTAACGCTAAGATATGCGCCACACGAAGTGTATTTATAAACTTGTCGATAAAGTTCTGCGGGACTCTCGGCATCCGAAAATGCCTCAATAAAATATTGATTGCTTAATTGGTCTAAATCATATTCATTTGGGTTCATGCTTCTTCTCCTTCTGGGTAATGTAGTTGGCTTGCAAGTTCTTCTAGTTTGGAATCGTACGAGTTATACATAATCCAATCAATAAGATATGCAATTTCTGAGTCATTGAACCACTCGCGTAGTCTTTCGTTTTGTCTATGCGTTAGCGCCATTTGTCTCTCCTGTAAAAATGCGTTTCTTAAATACTTCTTGCTCTGGTGTGTATTGGAAGTACTGCCCCTGTGTCATGTCATACACAACCACTGCTATCTGGTCTGGCCTATCTCCCCAATCAAAGAAGTTAAAGTCGTAGTCGTCTGTGCCATACCACCAGTCCCCGTCTCGCAATATCTCCTCTCTGTTTAGTTTAAAAAGTAAGTCGCACACACGCGACAAGCGTTCTTCTTTAGTCATAGTTTCCTCTCTACTATGGGTTCAACGATGGTGAAAATCGTATCAAGAATCCCGCCATCTGACACTTCTTCTGCGGGCGGTGTTGTGTCGGGGTGTATGAGTTTGTAAATCTCAACGATTGCTTTGAGTAGTTCTTCTTTCGTAGGTGTCTCCTCATCGGTTATGACAATGGTTCGCAAGCCCGATGCTTGCATCCCTGCTAATAATTCATTTATATCTAAGTCACTCATTTGCTTTCCTCTTTCTTTAATGCCCAGTCAATAAAACTTTCCACACAATCATCAACCCAACATGAGTTAGCGTCGAACGCTATACCCATCGTCTCGCAAGCCTCGGCTATCTCTTGCACCTTCTGCGTGGCTTCTGGGCTGTTGGGGTCTTTGATGTTCTCAAACTCGAACGATACGATTACTTTCATTTGCTTTCTCCTTTGGTTTAAAAAATGCAGGGAGGATTCTCCCCGCGACTAACACTGGTCACCCGTCAAGTTACAGCATGGCTGGCAACAGAGGGCGCACTGGCTCTTCCATCTTGGGATACCAGTCGATGTAGTAACACATCACCTCCGCCACTACAGACGCAGACTTGCCGTCACGCACGAAGTCGTGCAGTGTGGCTAGGTCACACTCAAGCAGTGCCTTGTAGATGTCCTGCTCATAACTCACTAGGTCGTCTATCTTGGTGTGGCGTGTGGCTATGGGCGACATCTCGTTGAACACCGTGTTGATGAATGTGACAGGGAATGTATCAAGGTACGACTCGACAAGGTCGACATCACACTCAATCAACGCCTCGCACATATCTCGCATAGTCACGGCATCCTCATGGTCATCGTCCTGCCACTCTGCGCTGTGCGCTGACACAAACTTGTTGCTCAATGGCTTACTAGCGAATGAGTTGTTCCATGTATCCATCTCATACTCGTCGTCCAAGTAGTTGTCGTATGCACTGTTGTATCTGGCATAGGCGTGCTTGGTGTTGGTGTAGTAGTGGGGGATAAGAGTCGCAGGCTTCCACGCATAGGTGTTGCTGAACCATAGTCCATCGTGCTCGATGCCTTGGTCATAGTTGACATGAGACATGCGACCATCACCATCCATGAACACGAAGCGGTTGTCACCGATGAAGTCGGCAAGCATAGTCAAGAACCCCTTGGTATGTATCAGGTTAGGTGCGTCATGCACCGCCTCCTTGAGATAGTCGTTGATGAAGTGCCAAGTATCTGACTTAGTCTTGTCGGCAGCATTGCCTGTATGCAAGACGCCGTTGTGCATCATTGCGACATAGCCTGTGACGACATCGTATGGATGACAGTTGAGCATATCGGTATCGCCATGCGTAGTCCAACGAAAGTGCAAAGCAATCTCGCGGGCATCGGTGGGTAACTTCTTGATGAACGCATGGGCATCGTTGACATTCTTAGGCAATGTCTTGACGACCTTCAACCCCTTGGAGGTTGAATACATAACACCAATACCATCGGGGTTGATTGAATAGATTTCGCTGAGCATGCCCGTGGTGTCGAGTAATGTTGAGCGAACCTTAGATGACTGACCTGTGATGATTAAACACATATTAAATACTCCTGATGATTATTGAATTAAACTGACTCGACTGTGTCACGGCATTGCGACTCAGCAGTAACCTTGGTGTTGCGCCTACGCACGCCATACCAATCGGCAAGGTTGGGATACAGACTCGATACAGTCTTCAACCACTTGATGAAACTGGGCTGGTTCAAGTCACGCCACGATGCAACACGACAGAAGTTGACACACGCATGGGTGAACTCAATCTGCGCCAACATACGAGGCTTGAGGAGAGACGCACGGAAGATACGCAACTCAACAGTGTCATACTCGCCGTGGTATGCAGACAACCCAGTCAAACGCTTGGACTCTTTGTAACTGAGGTTCTGTAGGTTGACCATACGGAAGCGCTCGTGTGACTTGTCCTTGACTGCCTTCTTGGGGTTGACGAGGATGGACTGATGCTCAGACGCACAGTAACTGCGGGCTTGGTCATCGGTGTTGGGATGGCGACCTGCAATCTTGCGTATGAAGTCGACATTGGTCTCGCTGTTGATGAGCATGAGGAACTTACCCAATGTCATCTGCGTGAACGCATGAGAGTCGATGTGCACATGAAGACCGCAACGCTTGGTGTCCCACGCACGATAGTACGCCTTGGCATCCCAACCCTTGAAGCGCTTGATGTGCTCGGCAAGACCACGAGGAGCAGTCACAATCTCCAAGCCATACGAGCCAAGCGAGCCGTCAGACTTACACACGCAATACTCCTCACCGAGTTGGTCACGCACATCACTGACTGCATCGTTGACTGAGCAACCCTCCTTGGTCTCCATCTCGAACTCGATACCCATGAGGAACTCACCATGCGGAGAAGAGTTGATGGTAGTGTCCTTGCTGAGATAGTTGAGCACATTGGTGCTGTAAGACATGAGAGAGTCTTTGTCTTGGTTGTCGTCCTCGTCTTCGTCCTCGTCTTCTTCTTCATACGAGTAGTAGCAACCATCGCTCTCGTGGTAATACGCATCGTCTCGTGCCCAATACTCATCACGGTTCTCGATATACACAGCGTCTTCTTCGAAGCACGAGTTGCACCATGTGTCTTGACATGAATTGACTGTATGCGTCCTGCTTTCATACTCAAGGTGACCGCAGTCACACTCGGTAATAGATAACTCAAGCGATGTGTCACCCTTGATGGCTTGGAACAACGACACTTGGTCAACACCAGCGAGATCCTTGCAGTCATCCATGAGGAACTGCTCGACTGGGACAGTGTCGTCATTCTTGATTGCAAGGGCGACTAACTTGCCGAGGTCACGATACAAGTTGCGGGCTCGCAAGAAGTGTTGCGGATAGACAGTAGTGCCGTGCCACTGGAAATACTGAGGCTTGGTGTCAGTGTTGTCGAGCGCATTGACCAAGCGTGAGTAGACAGCGTTTGAGTTACTGTTACCACACACCTGATAGAACGCAAACAGCATCTCCTTGAACATCACACGACCATGTGTCTTGATGATGCCACGCTGATACGCAGTCATTGGTTCTGCGTGCACCTCAGTCACAGTGTCCATACAATCGAGCGCGTCTTGGATAGACCTAGCACCGATGATTGCACGAGAGCGCACATCGTAGTTACGAGAGTAACGAGATGTCTGGAACATAGCCTCAGTGAAGATGCCATGCTGAACACCTGCGTGGATGGTAGCGACGGCATACTTAGTACCGATTTGACCAACGACTGCACGACAGAACGCTGAGTTGCTGTCACGATAAGTAACAAAGAATAATTTCATTTTGATTCTCCTGATTGAATGAGTGGGGAGAAACCTCCCCGATGAATGGGATACGCTAGTCCCTGTTGTTATGCGTTTGCTGTCTCCTATCGTTTGATTTCAAGTAAGAAAAAGTTAATGCTTGGATGCTTCTTTTGCATCCGCTTGATGCGTGCGTGCGCCTTGGCTGGTGTGTCATACAAACCAAACGCATACACATTGCCTGACATAGACATACCTATTACTGTGAGTTTCATACTGTCTCCTTGTTGCGGTTATTGATTGCGACGAGCGCCTCACTAGCACAGGCATCCCATGCGTATCCGCTTATGAAAGCGTTGTCAGGTAGCGGGTTGGCTTTAATCACTGACTCTGCATACTTAGCGATAGCCTCGATGATGAAGGCTTGCATGAGCACGCCTTGTTTGCTGTACGTCATCATGTGTGTGACGAGTTGTATGTTTGTCTTCTGTTTCATATGTCCTCCTCAATTTGTTCGTCTGTATCTGCTTGGGTGTAGAAACTTAAAAACTTCGGGTCATATTTGGATAACACCTCGTCTTTGCATTTGAAGCAGACTCGTGCAAGTGGTATGCCCTGACCATCGTTTTCCCACCATGAATCTTCTTTTGTGTGATCGCATTTCATTTGATTTCTCCGTCTTGAATGTATGAAGGGCAGGTCTTTGCTATCTTGCGTGCGCTTGTGTCGCTCGCTTTGTTTTCTTTCTCGCAAATAGAGTAAGGAACAACCACTTGCTTAGTTACTCTGCATATAAGTTGGGTGCGGTAATACCCATCGTGGCGTGAGTGCTCACAATTTCTACATGACTTCATTGCAATTCTCCAATTTCAATCTCACTAACTGGGTGACAGAACACCACGACAAACTGATGATGTTCGCCAATGATCTGCTCACCCCCATCGAACACATAAAAAATTCCGTTGAAGCCTAAGCCACAGCGTGCCTCATCCAATATCGCATCACGCATAGAGTCAGTCGCACCCACGGGCATGACCACACAGCGTTTCTCAAAACTCTCGCGGGTATCTATCCAATACCCTTCAATGATTACTACTTGCGCTTTCATACTGTTTCCTTTGTTAAAAGTTCTTCGGGAATATCTACCTCGTCACCTAACTTGCTTGCTACATAACAACGCATCACCGCAATGAGTGGCGTGTTGCCATATGCAGCAAAGCAGTCTTTATCCGTTGCAGCAAACCATGCGTCCCCGCTCAGTGATGGTTGCACGCACATATGCTCACGCTCAATAATCTCACCGCCTTGCGCCCATACAGTGCTGTAACGATGCACAAAAAACCCATCACGAGTCTCATGCCGTCTCCTATCGAGCCAATCCTCTACGCCATACTTCAAAGCATCAGGCTCTTCGATGCTTGTCACTGCCCAGTCAAGGGCGACGCCTGTTAGTTCGTATGTGTTCATACTGTCTCTCCTTAATTAACTTGGTTATACATATCGGGTAACTCAGAGTTGGTTTCCCATGCCCTACGCTTTATCGCATCGTCAAGCCATGCGTTCATTGCTTCTTCAGTCGGCATAACTCCTATAGTTACAGCGACTTCGTTCTCAACTACATAGCCCACATACTGAGCGTCATCTTCTACAATTATTTTCTTAATCATTTGCTTTCTCCTTTAATAAAAACCAAAACCACTTCCATAATCTTGACACCTCACTCCGTCACGACAGCCACGGAATTTATATGTGCCATCTTCTTTCTTGACACACTCATAGAACACATGAATAGGATTGGACATATACAACGCAACACTATTGGCTATGCGTGTCACATAGTCTTCACGATAACTGTTGTAGTTCTGCTCATACATCAGGCGTTTAGTCAACTCAGACACACCATCTAATTTCTCCCAATCTTTCGCGTGCTCATCCGCCCACTCTTGCCATGTGACCTTTAAGTGGTCAGGTATGGAATACACCCATTCAATTAACACTTCGGCATCCGTCATGATGCGTGAGTCGGGATACATTTCCAACTGCTTGGCTATGAGTTCTTCTCGTGCCTGTTCAATCAAGCGTGCTACCTCGGACTGTTGAATCTCGAAGTGTTGTGCGTCTCTTATTTCTGTCATTTGCTTTCCTTTGGTGGTGTGTTGAAACTGTTCTTGGCTTTCAGGGATGCTATGGGAATGAATCGCTCGAGCAGGACTTCCCCATTCTTGTCAAATACATACAAGGCTAAGTCTTCTCTGCCTAAATATGCCTCGACATATCCGCTGGCTTCGCCAACATTGATAACTGCGCTCTTGACCTTGTTGTCAAGTATCTCTACTGATAGTTTCATGATATTTCCTTTGGTTTAAATTCTTCATCCCATGTGGACAACACGCCCAAGTTATCGCCCTCGATATCAAATGCCCACTTGACCGCTTCGGCATCGCTTTGGTCGTAGTAAGCCACTACCTCGTAGTAAGTGCCGAAGTCATGCGGGAAGCCTTTGACTTTTAAATAGCCGTTCTCTGGCTCTGGGTAGTGCTTGGTAATCTGCTTCCTGTATGCCAGACACTCCTTGATTGCACGCTCGTAGTAGTCGTCGCTACCTACCTGAGCACACTCTTCTTCGTTTGGCGTAGAGCCAATATTTAAGTTTTCCATTTGATTTCTCCTGATGTGGGCTAGTAGGGGCAAGGTAAACGGCATCGCCCAACATAATGCTGTTTACCGATTGGGGAGAAACCTCCCCGAATACACTGGTCGTCACTTGAAGAAGCCATGCCATGTTGTTGGCAAGGCTTCACCCTCCGCACTGGCGTTTACCCATGTGAGGGCTTGCGTTATCTTGGTTATGGTCGAGGCTCTGCCCTCGGTGTAGTCCACGCTCTGCTTGCGTTGCTCGTTGACAAGTTCCTTCTCGGTGCGTTGTCTAAGCCTTGACTTGAGGTGAGCGTGTAGTGCCTTGGGTATCTTGCGCTCGAATGGGACTTTCACCTTCTGCCCCTGCTTGGGTATCGCATCGAACAGATCGAGCACCGCTTCTTTTACCTCACGCTTGACCCAGTCAGACCAATGCACACCATTGTTTGGGTAGTGCTTGTCCTTGGCTACCTCGCTTGGCATGAGCGTGCCGTCTTGCGACAACTTGTGCATCCTGTCATGTAGTTTCCCAAGCACCAAGAGATACCCACTGAGCGCATCATTTCTCAGGGTTTCTCCGTTTTCATACGCACCCATACGCCTGACCAAACGCATCTCATACTCAAGGGGTTGCCTTAGTTCTGCCCAAAGGCGTGTGTGCTGATTCTTCTGCGCTTTGATGGATCGCATTAGTTTCTTCTCATTTCTCACGCTTTCAATGATTTCTTGCTTGGTGTGGGCGGGGATGTTTTGCGTGGCTAAATCAGTCATCACTTGATTGAGCGTGAGGTTGAGATATTTTTTGTAAGTTATTGCCATGTTATTTCTCCAGAGAAATTAGAAATTATATCCTACCTATCCGCTATTTCGCAAGGTATCCAAAATGTTGGACATTCTGTAGCCCTTGTGGGTGCTAGGTATGGGGCATAAGTGTCCTCGGTATCTATCCAAAACTTGCAAGACACTAACCAAAGCATACAAAGGTAAAAGAAAACCTGCGAAATTACAAACAAGAAAATATGCACACATATAAATACTCCCTCCTATATATATATATATAAATAAAAAGATAGATAGATAGGACTGTTTTGTCGGAACGCCAGCATTGACGCCACGAAATCGGTGTCCAACATTTTTGATAGTGTGCGAAATTAAGGATAGCGAATTTTTTAAATGTAATTTCGCTGTAGAAATAACAAATGGGGAGGAATCTCCCCGATGTTTACAAGCCAAGGGGTTGTTGCACCATGCTTACGCCTTGTTGGGCTACCCAGTAGTTGCGTTCGCTCTCGCTTGCAGAGACGATGCTTGCGCCACCTATGAAACTTGCACAGTGGAGGACATACTCACGCCACTTCTTGTCGCCCTTGCCTTTGCTTGGGTAGTAGTCTTGGACTACGAGTATGCCCTTGGGTGTAGTGATGTTGGCTATTGTCTTGAATTGTTGGAATTTACGCATGATGATTACTCCGTGAAAGTGTTGATGATGAACATGATTTGTGCGCCGAGCGCGAATGGGGGAAACACAGTGAGGAATATCCAAAGATAACCCCCTCCGTTTTCTCCTATGCCCGCTATACCGATGATGGTTAATAGAACGAGAACATTGGCTAATGCCATGTGAGAAATTACTACTGTTGCTTTCATTTGTTTCTCCAGTATTGTTGAGCGTTGCGGGCTTGGGCACGAGTGCAGAAGTTGTCGGGCATGGTTTCCCAGTTACCCACGAAGTAGATTTGAACCTTCCAAAATGCGCCTTGGCGCAGGACTTTGCTTTTGTAATACATGATGATCTCCTGATTAGACAGATAAAAAAACGGCGGGCAGGCTTGACGCTTGCACCGCCACGAACGATCGGGGAGAAATCTCCCCGATCAAACTTCCAAGGTAGCCAAGTAAGCACGAAGCATCTTGACTTGCTCGGCGAGAGTCTCGGCTTCAAAAGCAGCGAGAGCGTTGTCCACGGCGTGGCGTTGCTCGACTGTGAAGTGAATCTTCTTGCCTGAAGTCTTGCCCGCAATAGGCTTGCCACGAGAAACCAAGTGGTAGCGTGCCTTTGCGTTTGCACCATTGACGATGCGCTCTTGATCCTTGGTGCGCTCGTTGCGAGTCTTGGCAATGATGAGCGTGACCGCCTTGATACCCTTTACATCGTCATGCTCGAACTTCATGTTGCCGAGCGTGTAATGGAACACGGCACGAGAGAACAAGTCCTTTTGTTGCTCAGGCGTAGCCTTCACATACACATCGTGCAACGGCTTGCTTGCATCCAATGTCATGCGATCGGCATTGCCGAGGTTGAAGAAGAACTGATTGTGTGGAACTAAATTTGGCATAGAGCCTCCTGATTGAATGATTGAAATACAAACGGGGAGTTTCCTCCCCGCTATCGACTAGGGCGAATCCCCAACCGATGTCTCTATTATAGCACGAGGGTATACTTTAGTCCTCTTGCGTAGGCGTAAGCGTGGGAAAGTGAATACCTTAGACCCCACTATGGGGGCATCCCCCTGTTTAGACACCCTTGCGTGCGCCATGCATGAACACTGTTTCGTAACCACAATTCAATTTTCTGTAATACTTAATCACTATCCCCACAAATTTTATAAAAAATTCACAAAACACATGTCTAACTCTAGACAACACAGAATAAAAAAAACCCCCTGTGTTTCCACGGGGGGCTTAAGATGGTTTCATCCATCAGGAGAAGCAAATGTGCACGAAGACTTGACAACTGCTTGCACACTTACCAGAAGTTAGTATACACTCACACCCATCGGGAACGCAACCCGCAAACCTTTAGGGATAAATGCTCGAACATTTAGTAGATTTTGAACCTCCAGTTATGGAGCACAAACCAAGGACATCTTTGCCCTTGGAAAAATCGTCGCCGCAAGAAATACTGAACGCCCAAGTCAATACAACCGCATGGCTAGAGAAGCTGGGAGTCGATGACGACGACAAAGCACTCAAGGAGGCCAACGCCAAGGCAGCGCAAAAAGTATTTACTGCGTTATCCACCAACACCCCTGTTGCGGAAACGAAACACCAACTCACCCAGATAAAGACCCCAGAGGCAGTACGCCATTTAGTTGCCATGCTGGCTGCATACGACTGGGAGTTCGTAGAACAAGCCAAGCACTTGCGCGGTATGGCGGTAGCAAAAATTCTGGAGGAGACAAATCATCCAGACGCCAGAGTACGACTTAAAGCATTAGATATGCTGGGGCGGATTACGGAAGTTGCCTTGTTCACCGAACGGGTGGAGATCAAGAAGGCCGACATGTCGGACTCAGACATCGACAAGAAGATCAAGGAAAAGCTAAACAAGTTCATGGGGGTTGTGGACGTAGAGGATGTATCCGAAATCGAACCCGACAAAACTGACATAAGCACAGAAGATGAACTTCAGCAGCCTAAACCTGACGCAGTCTGAAGCCAAAGCGCTTCAACTAGCCCTGCCCAAGATGTCGGTGCAGGAGAAGATCGAGTTGATGGACATGCTAGAAGAGCGTGAGCGTCGGGCATCTTTGTATGGTGCCAGAGACCATATATTGGACTTTGCCAAGCATGTGTATCCGGGCTTCAAGGTGGGACCACAGCACAAGAAGCTAGCCAAAATCTTTGAGGATGTGATTGCAGGCAATAAAAAGCGGGTGATTATCAACATCGCACCGCGTATGGGTAAGTCGGAGTTCTCCAGTTACCTGTTCCCAGCGTATTTTCTAGGTAAATACCCTAATAAGAAAATCATTATGGGTACGCACACCGCTGGTTTGTCTGAAGACTTTGGACGCAGAGTTCGTAACTTGATCGACACGGAGGAGTATCGTGAAATCTTCCCCTCAACGCATGTGGCTGACGACCAAAAAGCCGCCGGAAAATGGTCTACGTCTGCCGGTGGACAGTACTACGCGGCAGGTGTCGGCGGAGCGCTTGCTGGGCGCGGCGCTGATCTATTCGTTATTGATGACCCGCATTCAGAACAAGACGTTAAAGTAAACTCTCGTCTAGCGTTTGACACGGCATGGTCTTGGTTTCAAACGGGACCCTTGCAACGTCTGATGCCGGGCGGTGCGATCATCGTCATCATGACCCGTTGGTCTCTTCTAGACCTCACGGGACGTTTGCTGGACTACCAAACGAAGAATCCCGAAGCCATACCGTGGGAAATTGTGGAGTTGCCGGCCATATTGAACGAAGGTACGGACAACGAGAAGTCATTGTGGCCGGAACAGTGGGCACTTCCAGCGTTAAAAGCTACTAAAGCCAGTATTGACCCCCGATATTGGAACGCGCAGTACATGCAACAACCCACTTCGGACAACAGCGCGGTCATTTCTCGCAAAATGTGGAGAATTTGGGAGTCAGAAGACCCTCCGACCTGTGATTACGTCATCCAGTCTTGGGATACTGCTCACGAAGTCAAAACGAATTCGGATTACTCTGCGTGTACGACGTGGGGTGTGTTCTATAACGAGGAAGAAGGCAGCCGAGCACAGATTATTCTGCTCGATGCATTCAAAGACAGGATGACATTCCCCGAGTTAAAGGCTGTTGCGCTCAAACACTACAAGGAATGGGAGCCTGATGCGTTCATTGTGGAGAAGAAGTCTGCTGGCGCACCGCTGATACAAGAGTTTCGGGCGATGGGCATACCTGCGTGGGAGACAAACCCTAGTCGTGGCAATGACAAGATGGTACGATTGAATGCGATTGCAGACCTTTTTGCGTCAGGCATGGTGTGGGCGCCAGATACACGTTGGGCGCGTGAGGTGATTGAGGAAGTTGCATCATTCCCAGTGGGCGAGCATGATGACTTCGTTGACACTACGTCCCAAGCACTGATGCGGTTCAGACAAGGCGGGTTCATATCGCTTGACAGCGATGAGAAAGACGAGCCAATAATTTTTAAACGTAGGCAGCACGCTTACTACTGAGGACCAACATGGCAACCAATATTGACAAAACGCTATATCAACAGCCACAAGGTATTGATGATTTGGCGCAAGACCAGCCAGATGATTTTGAGATTGAGATCATTGACCCAGAAGCGGTCAACATCCGTACAGGGGACTTAGAAATACACATCGAGCCGGGCGAAGATGATGGCGATGACTTCAACGCCAACTTGGCAGACGAGATGGACGATAGCGTAAAGGAGTCGTTTGCAGGGGATTTGGTTGAAGATATTGAGAACGACAAGAACTCACGCAAGGACTGGGAGAAAGCGTATACACAAGGTCTAAAGTTACTTGGCCTCCAGTACGAAGAGCGAACAGAACCTTGGAACGGCGCGTCGGGCGTGTTCCATCCCATGATTACAGAAGCCGTGGTGCGTTTCCAAAGCGAGACGATTACGGAGATGTTCCCTGCGCAGGGACCTGTGCGCACCAAAATTATTGGTAAAGAAACCCCACAGAAGAAAGAAGCTGCACAGCGTGTCGAGGAAGACATGAACTACCAGTTGACTGAGGTCATGAAGGAGTTCCGTCCAGAACAAGAACGTATGTTGTGGAGTCTGCCTGCTACGGGTTCCGCGTTTAAGAAAGTGTACGAAGACCCCAACATCGGGCGTCAAGTATCTATGTTTGTGCCAGCAGAAGACATCATCCTGCCATACGGTGCGACGGACATGGACACCTGTTATCGCGTGACGCACGTCATGCGTAAGACAAAGAACGAGATTATTAAACTCCAGCAAGCAGGGTTTTACTGCGATATGGAGTTGCCAGACCCAATGAAAGCGTCGCAAGACGACATCAAGCAAGCCAAAGACAAAGAGACTGGGTTCTCTGATTTAAACGACGAGCGTTATGTTCTATACGAGTGCCATGTGGACTTGGATTTAGAAGGCTTTGAAGACAAAGATGATGACGGCGAAGAAACCGGCATAGCATTACCATACGTGGTTACCCTAATAAAAGGCTCAAACGACATCCTGTCAATACGCCGCAACTGGAAGGAAGATGATGAGTACAGACTCAAGCGCCAGCACTTCGTCCACTACCAGTACATCCCCGGCTTTGGAGCCTACGGCTTCGGGCTCTTCCATCTCATCGGTGGATTTGCTAAATCAGCAACGAGCATCATGCGCCAGTTGGTTGACGCTGGCACTTTATCAAACCTCCCCGGAGGACTTAAATCGCGTGGTCTGCGAATCAAGGGAGATGACACCCCAATCGCCCCCGGTGAATTTCGTGACGTAGACATTGGCTCAGGCGCACTGCGGGAGAACATTCTTCCCCTGCCATATAAAGAACCAAGTGCGGTTCTGGCGGCATTGCTTGACAAGATCGTAGAAGAAGGGCGTCGTTTTGCGGCTACTGCGGACATGAACGTGTCCGACATGTCTGCGCAAGCACCTGTGGGTACAACGCTGGCTCTGTTAGAGCGCCAGCTAAAGGTGATGACAGCGGTACAAGCACGTCTGCACTACTCATTCAAACAAGAGTTGGGTCTGTTGGCAGTCATCATCCGTGACAACGCCGACCCAGACTACAACTTTGACCCAGAAAAAGGCAACCGTTCTGCTCGCCAAGAAGACTACAAGAACGTAGATATTATTCCTGTGAGCGACCCAAATGCTGCCACGATGTCCCAGCGTGTCGTGCAGTACCAAGCGGTTGTTCAGATGGCGCAGATGGCTCCAGATATCTATGACTTGCCACAACTACACCGCAGGATGCTTGAGGTTCTTGGCATTAAGAACCCAGACAAGTTAATCCCGTTGCCAGACGACGAGAAGCCAAAAGATCCAGTATCCGAGAACATGTCAATGTTGCGTAGCGAGCCTATGAAAGCGTTCATGCACCAAGACCATGAGGCACATATCAAGGTGCATATGTCGATGATCAACGATCCGTTGGTACAGCAGTTGGTTGGGCAAAACCCCAAGGCACCAATGATGCAAGCGGCCATGATGGCGCACGTATCAGAGCACGTTGGTTACTTGTATCGTCAGAAGATTGAGCAACAGTTGGGCATGCCTCTGCCTCCAGAAGACGAGAAGTTGCCACCAGAGATTGAGTTGGCGCTCTCAGGCATGATGGCTCAAGCCGCACAACAAGTGCTCCAGCAAAGCCAAGGCCAAGCTGCACAGATGCAAGCCCAGCAACAAGCACAAGACCCTGTTATCCAGATGCAACAGCAAGAATTGCAGATCAAACAGCAAGAAGTACAGATTAAGGCACAGAAAGCCCAAGCAGATATTGCGTTGGCACAGAGGAAACTCGCCGCAGATGCAGCCGCTAAAGCCGACAAAATACACTTTGAAGAAAAGAAACTTGTAGTCGACGCCGCCGACAAAGCAGACCGTGCTACACAGGCACGCAACAACTCAAAAGGAAATATTTAACAAATGATTGAAGACTTCGCACGCGTATTGCGCGAAAAAATACGCACCGATATGAACAACTACGCAGATGACCTAGCCGCAGGTTCCTGCCAGACGTTC